AGTGAATAAAAATAAAAAAAATTTAAGACATATCCATCTTAACTGGTAAGTACCAACCTTTACGGCGATCTCTCTCACCCTCGTTGAAGTTGCGCTCCCATCTCAGGACGTTCACAATATCACAGCTTTCAGAGGCTACCATACATGCAATCATCACAGCCACTGGATCTCCTCCACCAGCCCACAGTAGATAGTCATCTTCACTAAACGACTGAAGTATAACTCTCGCAATGTTTATAGATCGGCTCGGATTAAATTGGGGTTTCTCGTCAGGCTCAAAGATAACCTGTAACTTACCATACTTCGTGGCGTCAGATAAATCTGGAGTCCATCCAAACTTATTCTCTCTGGGTCGTGTTACAACGTAAACTATACTCATATCTGTTCCTTTCTCACGTTTTTTCTTATTGGCAGATTTATTGTCATCTTATTGGCATATTAAATTTTTGCGTTTTTATCAATAAAATAAGGGCGAAAGTGATTTTTGGCATATTTGGCATATTTGGCAGATACCCCCTAATAGATCCCCCCATATTTTTACTACCCCCCATACCTATATATGTGGGGGAGAAGGGGGGGGTATGACAATATGACAATAAGAATAATAATAATAATATATATATAATATAACTATATAAATAAAGAGTATAGGCTTAGTTATTATTGGCAGATCGGTATATGACAATAAGGTGACAATAAGGTGACAATAAGAGTTTTTGATCTGATCCTTTTCTTTTTTTAAGAGTTAGGCTATATTTCGTTAAATACAGCTAACCACTGAAAAGAAAGGTCAACACTATGTCAGATGTCAAAACTAAAAATTCAGTCGGTAGACCGAAGTTCGAGATCACCGATGAAGTTTTGCTTAACGTAGAAAATCTTATGACCAAGGGATTAACGAAAGAACAGGCGGCTGGAATGTTAGGCGTTTCAGTGTCAACTTTTATGCTTCATCAGTCAGAAAATTCGGAATTCTCGGAAGCAATAAAAAGAGGTCAGTCTCGTGGCATAGATGCCGTGACTAACGCTCTCTTTGAAAAGGCCACGATTGATAGAGACAATACAGCGATGATATTCTTCCTGAAGAACAGAGCTGGGTGGGTGGACAAGCAAGAGGTTGCAACCACTGTCGAACAGAAACACGTCATAGATTTAACAAGGATACCAGATGATCAGCTCAAATCAATTGAGGACGCATTTAGCAGGATTGACACTGGAACAGGTGAGAGCGGAGAAGTATCGCAGATCATTGAGGGAATTTACGAAGGCTAGTTGGCCTACGATTGAACCTGGCGTTCCATTTAAAAACAACTGGCACATCGATGCAGTCTCGGATCACTTGCAAGCTGTAGTCGAGGGCGACATCAAACGTCTGATCATTAACGTGCCACCTCGACACATGAAGTCAATCAGCGTGGCTGTTGCTCTGCCAGCTTGGACTTGGGCGCACCAACCTCACAAAAAGTTTCTCTACGCATCTTACGCAAGTTCCTTGTCGATCAGGGATAGTACGAAGTGTAGAAGGTTAATCGACAGTCCGTGGTATCAGGCGCACTTTGGCGATAAGTTTAATTTGACCGACGATCAAAACCAAAAGCAGAGATTTGAGAATGATAAGACAGGCTATCGAATCGCAACGTCAGTTGGTGGTGCGTTAACTGGTGATGGTGGCGACATCATCTGCATTGATGATCCACACAACTCTGTCGAGGCAGATAGCTCTAAAGTGCGTGAAGGTGTACTTGATTGGTGGGATCAGGCCATGCAGACACGACTAAACGATCCTCAGACTGGTGCGTTTGTAATTATTATGCAGAGGTTACACGAACAGGATCTCACAGGACACGTCTTGGCAAATCAACTTGGTGATGAGTGGGATCACCTAATGTTACCTGCTCGTTATGAAATAGGTGCGCCGAATCCTATGAAGTCGTCACTTGGGTTTACTGATCCAAGAACAAAGGAAGGTGAGTTACTGTGGCCTGACAGAATTGACGAGAAAACTTTATCAACTCTGGAAAGATCTCTTGGATCGTATGCATCTGCTGGTCAGCTACAGCAACGTCCATCGCCAAAAGGTGGTGGTATCCTGAGAGCATCTTGGTGGGTTCCTTGGGAAAAGCCAGACTTACCAGAGATCGAATATGTTCTTCAGTCATGGGATACTGCATTCGAAGCCAAGGAAAGCTCTAGCTTTAGTGCCAGAACAACTTGGGGTGTATTTAAGCACAAAGGCGCAATGTGTGCGATTGTCTTGGAGGCTTGGTACGATAAGGTGAGCTACCCAGATTTACGAAAAATTGCACAGGAGGCTTACGAAGATTGGGAGCCAGACGCTGTATTGATCGAGAAGAAGGCGTCAGGCCAGTCTCTACTGCAAGATCTACGCATGGCTGGAATACCAGTTTTAGCTTATTCTCCTGACCGAGATAAGGAAGCGAGAGCGCACGCATCAAGCGCACTTTTAGAAGATGGAAGAATTTACTACCCTTCTGATCGAAAATGGGCTAAAGATTTAATAGACATATGCGCGGCTTTTCCTGCACACCCCAACGATGACGTTGTTGATACGTGTACACAGGCTTGGTTGCGTTTACGAAAAGGATGGTTTGTTGGACACAGTGAAGACCCTGAAGACGACGAGCCAGTAGAAAAACAAAGGATTACCCTCTATGGCTGACCCAAATATTATACCATTTGCTGAAGGCGCACCTAGTGATGAGTTAATGATCGAGGAGCTTGCAGATGGCGATGTTCTGATTGGTGACCCAGAATTAGATGCGATGGACGAGGCAGATGCCGCAGAATTTGATTCCAACTTAGCTGAACAGATGGATGAACGAGATCTCGCACGAAAAGCGCAAGAACTTGTAGGTTATTACGAAAATGATGAGGAAGCTCGGTCAGAGTGGAAGGAACGCTACAAAGAAGGATTGAAGACATTAGATCCAGATGGCGGACTTGACGAAGGCGAAGATGAACGTGGCACACGCGGACTTTCAGTTGTAGTGCATCCGTTAATCGCAGAAGCGGCAACTCAATTTAATGCGAAGGCAATTGCAGAGCTTTACCCATCAGGTGGGCCAGTTAAATCTGTAATCATAGGCAACCCAGATGAAGAGCTAGAAGAGCAAGGTCGTCGTGTTCGTGAGTTTATGAATTACCAAATTACTCAGGAAATGCCTGAGTATTTCCCTGACTTAGACCAGATGCTATTCCACCTTCCGTTAATCGGTCATACCTTCAAGAAGGTTTGGTGGAACGTAAACATGGATCGCCAGTGCAGTGACTTTGTTAAAGCTGAAGACTTTGTGGTCGCCCCAGAAAGTAAAGACTTATACACCTCACCACGTTACACGCATATTATTCGTATGCCAAAGAACGACTTCAATCGTTACGTGCAGAACGGATATTACCTACCGACGAAGTATGCTGGCGGAGATACGATTGATCCATCAGGTGATGTAATCGGTGAGATCGAAGGCGTTGATGAGTACGATGATAGCAACGATGATGTAATGACATTACTCGAAATGCACGTCTACGATTTGTTTGACGGATTCGATGGCGAAGAAATGGTTGATGGCGAATCAGAAGACAATGCAGTTGCATTGCCGTATGTCATCACAATTGATTACGAGAATCAAAATGTTGTGAGCATTAGACGCAACTGGAAGCAAGACGATGAACTGAAGCAACGCCGTGATTGGTTTGTGTCATACAAATTCTTACCAGGTTTAGGGTTCTATGGCTTTGGCTTGTACCACATGATTGGTGGTTTGGGTAAAGCGGCAACTGGATCTTTACGTGCATTGCTAGACAGTGCCGCATTCAGCAACATGCAAGGTGGATTTAAATTACGTGGTCGCGTCCAAGGTGGCGACATGCAGATTAGTCCAGGCGAGTTTAATGACATAGACAGTACAGTTGATGACATCAACAAAGCTATTATGCCATTGCCGTTTAAAGAGCCAAGTGGATCTCTGTTTAATTTGCTAGGCTTTATGGTTGACGCTGGGCAGAGATTTGCAAGTACGGCAGATTTAAATGTCGGAGATGTAAATCCGAATGCACCTGTTGGTTCAACTGTTGCGTTGATCGAGCAAGGATCGAAGGCATTCAGTGCGATACACAAGAGATTGCATTACGCACAAGGCCAAGAATTTAAATTGTTAGCGCAGTTAAATGCTGAAAACCTACCTGACGAGTTTAGTTTCTCACAAGCTGGAGCAGATGATACTATCTATCGAACTGACTTTGATGATCGAATTGATATCATACCAGTTAGTGATCCAAACATATTCTCAACAGCACAGCGAATTGCACAGGCACAAGCTGTTCTGGAGATGTCACGATCCGCTCCACAATTCCATGATTTGTACGAGGCATACAAACGTATGTACGAAGCACTTCGGATTCCAAACATAGATCAAATATTGCAGAAGCCAGAAGAATCTGTGCAAATGGATCCAATTGACGAGAATATGAGCGTATTGTACGGCAAAGGTATTCGAGCATTCCCAGAGCAAGATCACGATGCACACATTGCGGTTCACATGCAGTTCTTGCAAGATCCGTCATTAGCAGGAAATCCTGGGGCTAAAGCTATGCAACCTGTGTTGATCGCACATATCGCAGAACACATTGCGCTTCTCTATCGTCAACGCATGGAGGCAAGCATTAATATGCCTATGCCGATGTTGCCAGACTTTAAAGATCCTAAGTTTAAGTTTGAGGCAGTAGATCCAGAGATGGATCGCTTAATTAGTCAACGTGCGGCTGAAGTTGTGAAGGCATCACCTCAGATGAAACAAATCGAGGCAATGAAAGGCATGATGGGCGGACAACAAGGTCAGCAAGGCAATCCACTGCAATATGCACAGGAACTTGCTAAACTTGAAACCGAAGCACTCAAGGCTAGAACACAAGCACAAATCCAAGCAGACCAAGCTAAAGCGAAATCTAATATCGAGATCAAGCAAGCTGAAGCGCGACAAGACATGGAGATCGAAATGGCAAAGGCACAAGCTGACATGCAAGCCAAGATCACTAAGTTGGAGGCAGATCTGCAACTAGAGCGAGAAAAAAATAATGCTAAAATTCAAATGGAGGCAATGAAAAATGTACCCCCCACAGTATAACTTGCCACCAATTAATCCTGCGGCCTTTGGCGGTTTACCGCAAGAAAGACCACAAGGTGCGCCCCCACTACCCTCCCAAGGTGGGGGTCAGCAACCACCTATGGACATGAACAAATATTTGATTGATAAAGTAATGGAAGTTAAGCGTCGAATGGCAGGCGGCGGAGATGTAGGTGCGTTAAGCGCATTTGCAAGCGCAATGCCACAAGCACAACAGCCACCTATGTCGGGGCAACCAAATCCAAACCCAGAGCAAATGAGGGCGTAGTTTTATGATCAATACGTTATTTTCAAAGAACCCAGTTTTTATGTGTTTCGGTGGCGGAGGATCAGGTGGATCTAGTGCAGGCGCGGCGAGTAGTGGTGGAGGATCAAGGGCAGATAGAAAAGGTGCGGCGGCAGTTTTCTCTGCACCAAAGCCAGTATATACGCCACCACCAGTAGTTAATACATCGAGAGATAGACGAGATCGTACTCCAGTACCTGCAAATGTTAGTCCTAACCCTAGTACATATGGGACTTTGCCAGTGTTTGAAACTCCACCTCCTGTTTACATGCAACAAGACAATACAGGTGGTAATGCTAAAAAATTACAGCTTCAACAAGATGATTATGATAAAAGTAGAAGATATATTGATTCACTTAACAAATCATCACAAACCCCACAAATTCGTCCAGAAAATTTAAGTATCGATCCAGTATCTATGGAGGGAAACAACGGCGCACTTGGTCAAGTTAGTAGATATGGCGTTTACGCTGGCGATGGATTTGAATTTAAAGACAGTGGTCAAGGCTTCCAAACCAGAACATACACTGGCACACCAGAAACAATGAACAATCTTGGTCAAGATGTTTCAATAGCAAATGAACTGGCCTATGGTAGCTTAGAAGATAGAGAAAGATTTAGAAAAATAGGTCAAGCATCATTTGACGAAGGTAGTGAGTTTGCCCTTTCAAAAGGATCTGCAAATGATGGAGATTTATTAGAGTTTTTAAAGACAGGTAAATTTGGTGCAAGTCCATCATTCGTTGATCAATATGGATTAAGAAATGCTGAACCTGTAGTTGGAGGTGAGCAAGTGGGTGCATTGTCGTCAGTTGCGTCAGGAAACGCTCCTCAATTTGCGACGACGACAGCAAATTACACTGGCCTTGAGAATGTATACAATTCGCAAGCTGAAGAAATGGCTAATTTATTCACGCCTAATGATGGAGCTTCAT